CAACTCTTCTGTTGTCACATTAGGCCCGTTAACCATTTCAATAGTTACAGATCTCAAATACTTTAGAACCTCTTTACCAGTAGGCGACTGAAATATCTGAGCAATGTTCTGGCTTATCTGAATATCAATAGAGGAATCTCGCTGATAGCCATCAATTCCAATGTTTATCTTATTAGCCAATAGGGGCCTCTTGTGGTTGCTGCGGTTGCTGCGCTTGTTGCTCAGCCATTTGCTGCGCTAGTGCAGCTATTTGCTTACGCTGATCCTCATCGCGAATCAAGCTCTCAGGAACACCAAACTTTTTAGCAAGATGCACAGCAGTTTTCTCACCATCTACCAGTAATTGCAGCATTTCGGGGCCAAACACACCACCGACTAGCTCTAAGAACCTTGCCACACTGGATATATCTTGATTCGACTGCGCTTGTGCAAGTGGAGAAACAGAGCGAATCTTAACTTCACGCCCGTTTATTGTTGGAACTTCAATGCGTCCCTGCTTTTTAAGGATGTAAACAACACGCTGAAGCAGTGGTTGAACTAACTCTGCTTGCAATCTACCAAAGGCAGAGCCCATCCTACGTGACAGATCAGCCATACGCTCTGCAACTTCCGTTGCTGTAGCTGGTGTTTTGTTAGGATCGCCAAGCATATCGTTGTATAGCGCACGTTTAATATTCAAGCGCATGTCACCAAGTACCAACTGAGCAACATCGAAGTTGCCTGCTGCTTGTATTGGCTGCAATCCAGCAGAACCCATAGCTTTAGGAATGATAGATCCTGGAACGAGCTGAATGGTATCGGGGTTTAGAACGCCATCGTCATCAATTTGATAGACACCAGAGATAGCCATTTGAGCGTTCTCTAGGATAAGTTCTATAGTTAGGTTGCATGTCTTTATGGCTGACAATGCGTTAATTAGTGGGCCACGGCCATATACTTCGCCAGCACACTTGGCCCAGCGGAAACAGATAAAGGGATTAGACCCAGATCCAGAAATCTTCTTAGAATAAAGAAGTGTCATTGTGTCCATACATACACCGTAATGTAAGTACGCCTCTTCATTCTTACGGGAATAATCCTTGCAGACTATTTCGAGTACAGTTGTTTCCAGATCTCGTCCCATCTTGGATTGAACTTTAGGATCGAACGTAGAGTTGGGATAAAGTTGAGACAGTTGATCGTACTTAATGTTCTTACGTTCACGGTAAATGTGGTCGATCTTGTCGTCGGGTCCAGTATCCAGCACAACATGCGGCAAAGGAATGGCACTAAAGTTGATAGGATTAAGAGCATCGCCCTCTTCTGCACACAAAACACCCGTGCCAACAGCGAGATCCATAAACGATTCGTGTACTTCTTGACTGAAATTAGAGTTCTGAAGCACTTCAAATACATAATCAGTTACCTCATCAAGCTCATTATCAATAGCTTCGCGCTCATCTTTGGGTACTTCGCTGCCTGACATAAGGTCAGCCCATCGTGCAAAGTTAGGAACAATGCCTGACTGAAGGCGGCTTGCAAATTCTTGCACACCTACAACGGCAGTCTCATCAAAGATCTTATCATCACGGCGTTGACCAGCATCTTCAGCATAAAATGACTCACGTTGAGGAAGCGCATACTCATAGCATTCCTCAAACAATGGAACCCAGCGTTCACGGAAAGCTTTAGCCTTCTGGTACTTCTGGATGTACTGCTTGGCTAATTGCTCCATTACTCGAACCTACCTAAGAACCCACCACCAGTTGATGTTAGTAAAGACTTTCGACCAGAGCCACCACGTTTACCTTTACCAGCGCTTCTTGCTGTAAGTGCTTCGGTGATGTCTTCTGCTTTAGCTTTAGCACGGCGCTCGTCTTCTTCACGGGTTGCCATGTCAGTTTCAACTTGAGCAGCAGCAGCCGCTTGGTTCTCTACTGCTGCGGGTGCAGTAGCTTGGGGCTTAGATGATCCAAAACACATGATATATCTCCTTCTGTTACACTTCGTAAGCACAAATACGAAAAAGTCTCAATGCACAAACTAGAGCCTAGCCCATAATCCCTGTTTTTTGCGTTGATTTGGCCTACGATTAAACACATCAAAGTCCCTTTTTGCAACAGTAGCAACCGCAGGCTTCTGACTATTCATCAGAGCGCGGCCCTCACCAGCACCAAGAAATAAGTATTGGGCTGCATCGTGGACGTGGGAAAACATATTCTTGTCAGGTTTATCGGCAAAGCGTTCACCTGATACTTGCATCCTCTTGTAAGCGTAGCCACCCTCAAAACCTTTGATGAGTTGGGTACACCTTCTGTCAATTAGTAAAACTGGCTTACCTTCTACCATCTTGGTTAGCTGGGAAGAAACAGCCTCAAGCCGAAGGTCAACAGAGTTGGAAGGCGCTGGGAACGCCCTCAAGCCAGCACCGCGCATGATGTGAAAGGGAGTTGACTCATCAGTTTGCGCGCGGAAGTCGCCTGCGGGGTCACCATAAATGATAACTTCACCAGCCGCAGCGTATCTAGTTGATAGTTCTTGGCGTAAAACCTCAGAGAATCTGACGATTCCCATGTCGATTGCTACTATTTCTGACTGTAAATACCACCTACCACGGACCTTTTGGCCCAGAACAGCGGCGGGAGTAAGCCCAAAGTCCACTCCAACGTACACCGGAACACCAGCAGCTATGGGTATTTCCTCTTTAGCAACGTGAACTTCAGCAGCAAACATAGGGTACACAGGCTTTCCTTCTTGGATATGGCCTAGTCTATTCATAACATATACATCAATCCATGATTTTGTCTTACCTTGAATTAGATTGGGGTAATAACTCTTCATCATGTTCTTCTGGTTCTCAGCGTTTCCGCTAGGAGTGTAGCCGTCTATCTCTCCGTCTTCGTCTTTAGTTTCAAGCATCCCAGAAGGCTGGGTATAGAAATGCCAATTCGTTGGCTTGACCAACATCTTAGCTTGCTCACGTGGTATATGGTCAGGAATTGGAACCTCACCGGACATAATCGGCCACCAATGGTCTTCCTCAGGGGCGTTGGTATCGGCAATAACGCCAGTCCAAGAGGGACCACCATCACGCATAGAAGGATAGCGGCCAACGCGCATCGTGCAGGCATCGATAATACTCTTAGGAATTTCGCGAGCTTCGTTGATCCAGATGCCCGTAAGCTCCAGCGATAGTAGTTTTTTGACATCTTCTGGCCTATCTAGGGCAAGGAACAAGACCTCTAGTTCCATGTCACCTTTTTTAATATTGTGAGTATAGGGTACTGACCAAGTAAACTTTCCCCAATCAGCTTCGGGAAACCAGTCTAACCACGTCTTAATAGTGGTAGTTCTAAGCTGTGGGTTTGTGTTTCGTATAATAGCCCAACGGCTTTTGCGCTTTCCATCAGGTGATTTCTGTTGTTCCAGAGCGCGACGGAATACTTCGACACAGCAAGCAACGGATTTGCCAGAGCCTACGGGGCCTCTTATTCCACGAAAGAATGTTTGGTCTTTCATAAAGCCTTTGATTGTTTCACCATCGGGCTTGTATTTAAAGTCAGGCATTACTTAACCTTGTTGAGTAGGGTCTTCTTTTTCTTAGGGAAGCCAGCTTTCATATTAGAATATGACTTGTCACTAATGGTAGACTTACTCTTGGAACGGCTAGTCCCTGCCTTTTTACGGGCATTTATATTTGCGTAAAGACTCATTACCTTAATCCTTTATCCACGCCAAACTTAATCATGCGCTCTACAACCTCAGGTCCAATGCTATCAATCAGCTTGTCTACCTCGTAGTTGGTTACAAAAGCCTTACCGTGCTTAGCCTCAACGTAAGCAAACTCTGTTTTGCGAACAATACCACGCAGCATAGATAGCTCCATTGGCTTTAAGGTGCTAGTGAAACTCATTTAGCCTTCTTCTTTTTGGCTGGTTTTTTCTTTGATTCATTTATAAGGGGCGTAGAAGGGTCATCGGACTTGAACTTACCCGCATCTGTACGTGCGCTGACGGGCTCATCGCCCTCTTCAAGCTTAACAGAATGGCTCATGTGGGTCTTTTCGGTCCAAGTAAAGCCATGAAGATTGTGGGTTTCACCAGTCCAAAGAGCGCCACCGTTCCTAATATAAAAGGCCATGTTAGTATCCTTGATCTAATAATGAGCCACGGGCTTGAGCGCCCTGACGCATAGACGGTGTACCTACGTCCTTCAGCTTTTTGGATTTACGCTCTGGCGTATCCGCATCTGGGGTCATGCTTAAAGACGGGAGTTCGCCAAATGTAGGCTTAGTCTCCGCGTAATACTCTTGGGCTGTCTTAACCTTTGGGCTCCCGCCACCACCAAAACACATACTTTAATTTCCCTTATAGGTTTGAGATAAGCCTTTAAAAAACTGATAAGTAGGGCTTAACTTAAGAAGACTGCTTCCAACCCGACCAAGACCAGTAAAAAGATTAGTTCGCTTTGGACGACTGGGAAGTTTCTCAACAGGGCTATTCTTTTGACTAACACGATTTCGAGTAATTAAGCTTGCTTGAGTGCGCTTGGACGGCTCACCATGAACTTCTCTTTGCGTGTCTGACGACATTCTGTTTGTCTTACCGCCGTCACGTTCCGCTTCTTGCGCTGGCCCACTACACATTACGCTTTGTTCCTTCTGCTAATAGCCCTAGCCTTTGCCCGTGCATCAGCTTTGGACGAAGCCCCCCATGCCTTTAAGCTGAGAAGAAGACGTGTGGGTTTACCCTTGGCATCACGCTCTGGCCCATTGTTGCCAGCCATCCTAGCTAAAAAAGAAGCGCGACGAGGATTGTCCCCACTCTTCACAGGAGCCTTTAACTTAGACCCAGTGGTCTTATTAAAATGCCTACGCCCAGCAGCGTTAAGCCCACCGCTAGGATTCTGATGAGCCTTAACTACCATAACCGCCACTGGTCAATGC